TCGAAATGGCATACCGAGATCGCCATCGATTGTCCGTGGCCGCCGACGGCAGCCCCTATTTGGCCAGTACCGAGGAGGCCGAGCAGCGGCGCCGCCAGAATCACCAGCGCGAACGCATCGGAGCGCTTGCCCAGCGCCAGCGCGAGCGCATCGGTGATATTGAGACGCGCCTGCTGCTGCTCTACCAGCTGGTGGCGGTTCTAATGGTCGCTCAGCGCCGCAACATTCCGGCGCTCGACAGCTACCTGGATGAGTTGGTGGCCTGCGTGATCGATGCGGTGCCCACCAAAAAAGCCGCCGACCGCATCGCGGCGGCGTTAACCGAGCTAAAAAAGATTTTGGTCGACTATTACGATGACGAAGACAAAGAGGCATCCGTCAAAAAACAGGAGGTCGTAACGCCATGCAAAAGCGCGAAACGATTATTTTTTTGGCTGTTGTAGGCGCCGTTGCAGTATTATTTATGTTTAACGGGTATGTGGCGCAGGCGCAGAAGGTGGCCGCACCGCTGCCACGTGTTGTGCCAGCCGCGGCGCAGCCGTTTTGGGTGACGGCCAACCAGGGCACGTTCACCTGGGACGCCGTGACCCAGCTGGCCGACGGAACTCCGATCCCGGCCACGGCGATCGTTAAATATCAAACGTGGCGCCGCAAATACAGCGTGTCGGCCGGGGAAACAGTCGGCGATCCAATCACCGCCACACGGGCGACACTGTCATTCCCCGAAGGTCAATTTTTGGTCGGGGTCCAATCGCTGCGCTATGAGGGCGTCGAGCTGGTGGCCGAGTCCGGGGTGGCCTGGAGCGACGATCCGACGGTGTGCAAGGACGGAGTGACGTTTGGGTTTAGGCACTTTGTAGCTCTCATGACTCCGGTCGCTCTGCGGCCAACTCAATAAGTAAATCGTAGGGCAATATGACTGAAAGAAGATAGCGGAGGGTGGGAAAAATGAGAAATCGAACAAATAGCCCTGCTATAGCGGGATGGGCGCTGGGGCTGGCCCTGGCGCTGGTTGTGGGCGCGGCGCTACCGGCCTGGTCCGCCGGGTCGTGCACGGCCAAAATCGAAAGCAAAGGTCAGGGGGCATATCGTGACATAACATTTAGATGGACGAGCGATGCCTTTGGTAACGTTTCTGGGGCTTGCTCCGTGCTGGTATATGGGCTGCTGGACAGCGTCTATTTCGAGTCCGACGCCGACGCGCCACCAACGGACCTCTATGACGTGCAGGTCCTGTCCGCCGGCGGGGAGAATTTGCTTGATAACGGCGTAACTGATTACGGCGCGAACGTGCCTTCCAACAACGCCTCCCCCCTGCGCCGCCGCCTGGTGCTGTCAAGCTCTCACAACTACATCAGAATTTTCGATGAATATTTATCCATCAGCATTTCGGGCGCCGGCGATACGAAAAAAGGCGTCGTCAAGCTGAGGGTCTGGTGATGAAGGAGGCCAAATGAATAAAATTCGCATGCGAGCGCGCATTTTACTAGTATTGGGCTTGGCCCTGCAGCTTATTACAGGCCCAGGCTCCGCCCATCCACCTCCGCTCAGCCCGGCGGCCGGGCTGAGCGACGGCATCGCGGCGATTGAAGGCGGCGCGCTGCGTACCGCCACGCCCGGAACACATTATTTGGCCCCTGGGTCGGTCGGTACCACCGTGCAGGCCTACTCCAGCACGCTGGATATGCTGTCCGGATCCCTCATACGCTCCACGACGCTGATTCCGGGCTCCATCGGATTTGCTGGTCAGATTGGTTTTGGTGTGGGCGTTTGCCCGGCTGAATACCTCCCGGCCGGCTGGACCGGGCTAACGGGATACGATGATCCGAAAAGCGATAACTATGGCAATTACAGTTATGCCGGTAGCACATGGGTATGGATTCCAAAGTTTTACTACCGATCAAACGACGGAACGAGTTATACCGCCAACCTAATACAGGTCGCCGGCACCGACAGATTTGCAACGACCGCATTGGCCAACGCGGCGGGATTCGCGCTGCACCGTGCATTTATCGACGGCGGCGTTGAGCAGCCTGGGTTTTTCATTGGGAAATATGAGGCTAGCAGTGCAGTTAGCGGGACCGGTACACAAGTCATACACGCTGCATCCACTGCTCCTTTGAGCACGAATGCCGCACACAACCCGGTGGCGGATATTACTGCGAGCGGCGGGGTCAATGCGTATTACGCCGTCCTGGACGCTGCAAAGGGGATCGGTGAAACGAACGGAGTTAAAAATGCGTCTTCGATCTTTTTCGCGAGCAGCCGCTTTCAGCATGCAGCTTTAGCAATATTGAGTAAAGCGCACGCTGACGCGACCGCAGCCGCTGGACCTGCTTGTGCTTGGTGGAGTTCAACAAGTCCATTCCCAAAAGGGAATAACTCGAACACATTGTCTGACGTAAACGATTCAACCATCACGTACACCACGGATGGTTACTCAACCGCCGGTTTGACCGGCTCAGGAAAACCGTTTGCAAAAACAACTCACAACGGACAGCCAAGTGGAGTGGCCGATTTGAACGGCAATATGTATGAAATAAATATCGGGATCACTTCCATTGCTACCACGGCCGCAATTGAGTCCATGTCTCAGGCCAACCCTTGCGTTATCGGCTGGACTGGCCACGGTCTTTCTACAAATGATTATGTCCAGATTGGGACCACGCAAATCACTCAAGCCGACTGGTCAGGAGCCAATAGTAAAATCTGGAAAATCACCAAAGTCAACGACAACTCGTTCTCGATAGAGTTCAACGCTTCTGGCTTTGGAACTCCATACAATGCCGAAACCGACCCCGGCACGATGACCAAAATTACATTTTATGTAGCTAATGAATCCACACGCATGGCCGCGTTCACCAGTGGAGCAACTTCCGCAACTGACCACTGGGGTGCAACCGGAGTGGCTGCAATGATGCAGAGTTTTACTCCGGTTTTCAAGTCGGGTGGTGGTTTCGCACAAAAATATGGATCAGGGTCAGGGTTGGTTATATCGGCTGCAACCAATGGCAATGGATGGATTTTGGGCGGGCTTGGGCTTCCTAGTGTCGAGCAGTCCATAGATTCATCCGGTACGACGGCATTCGGGCAAGATTATTATTACCAATACTTTATTGGCAATTTATGCCTTTTGTCGTCGTGCGACTGGGACAACGGCTCGAGCGCGGGCGTCTGGGGCGTGTATTGGGGCAACGCTCGGACGGGCTCGGACGGCAGTGTCGGTTTTCGCGCGGCCTGTTATCTTGTGAACTAGCGCGATAGCGCGGGTAGGTTAGTGTGGTGGGCCGAGACAGTGAGGCAAGTCTAAACAGAAAGTTTATTGAGATTGCTAAGTTGCTGAATATTTACCTAAACCATTTTCCAAGGCATGAGAAATATGCGCTATGCAACCGGATTCGAAACACTGCTTATGAGGTTTACGACCTCATCAGTGAGGGTCAGAAGCGCTATTATAAGAAAACAACATTGACGGAGCTTGACATAGCGCACGAGCGATTACGCATGCAGCTCTACCTTTCATACGAGCTGGGATATTTTGGTTACCGACACGGAGAGCAGGATGGATCGAAGGAGGCAGATCGGTTTACGGTCATTAGCGGACTAGTGGATGAGTTAGGTAAAATGATCGGCGGATGGATTAAGAAGATCAAAGATGAAAACAGGTGGTAAACGGGCGGCGCACTGACATGCCTTTTGTCGTCGTACAACTGGAACAACGAATCGAACGCGGGCGTCTGGAGCGTGAATTGGAACAACGATCGGACGAACTCGAACAACAATGTCGGTTTTCGCGCGGACTACGGCTCTTAACCTCAAACGCCGAGAAAGGCGAAAGTGGAGCCACAGGGATGCGCCGTCCGGCTTTAAGCGAAATCGGAAGAGAAAACTCCTTTTTGGTAGGCAGAAATGCCGAAAACCAGGAGGGCTCTATAATGAAGCGCAAAGGCGACTTGTTCGCCACCGTATTCAGTAAAGAAAACATATATCAAGCCTACATCGACGCCCGGCACGGAAAACGCAAGAAGGCAGCGTGTTTTGTATTTGAAACCAGGCTTGGAGCTAACCTGGAAGCGCTTTACAGTGAGATTAATTCTGGATGCTACCGACCACGGCCATATTTCAAGTTCACAGTTTACGAACCCAAGGATCGTATTGTTTATGGGCCTGCGTTCCGCGACATCGTTGCGCAGCACGCTATTTACCGAGTGGTGTATCCGATATTCAACCGCACGTTTATCGACACATCATTCGCCTGCCGGGTGGGCTACGGCACGCATCGCGCAAGTGATTACCTGCAGGCGGCGATGCGCGCATGCGGTCCGGACGATTACACGCTCAAATTGGACGTGCGCAAGTTTTTTTACTCAATCGATCGGAGCATTTTGCGGCGCCTGATAGAGCGCAAGATCAAAGATAGGCGCCTGATAGACGTTATGATGATGTATGCCGAAATGGATTCGACGATCGGCATTCCAATCGGCAATCTATTGAGTCAGCTCTACGCGCTGATTTACCTCAACCCGCTCGATCATTACATCAAGCGGGTGCTAAAAATTGGGCGGTATGTCAGGTATGTCGATGATATCGTTTTGATAGGGTTAAATCGTCAGCAGTGCCTCGATTACCGTGCAGCGATCGTACAATTTTTGAGAAATGAGCTGCATTTAGAGTTATCCAAGTCAACCATCGCCAAGGTACGCCGGGGCGTCAATTTTGTTGGATACCGCACCTGGCGCAGCAAGCGTTTTATCCGTAAATTCAGCCTGTACAAGTTTAGGCGCAAAGCAAAAATAGGCGACGATCGTGCTGTTGTTTCGCTTTTGGGCCACGCCAAACGCACCGCATCAATCGTCCACATGCTGAAAATATTAGAAGAGGCAAAAGATGCCAACATTATTCAGTTATCGAAAAAATGGAAAAGAACTTAAGCTCGGCATAGACGAAGGCGACTACAGGGAATGCGCCACGATTAATGGAGTCACCTATATAGCCGTAAGGGATGGCGTGCGAGTCGATTGCAAAATGGGACCCAATGAATTGTGTCTTGCGGAGATCAGCCCCATTGAGCTTGGAAGTGAGTGCTACCGCGAGACGATCAAGGATGTCATGGCTGCGATGCCGGAAACAAAGGCCATCAACGACCAGGTAGTGGCTCGCATTAGGGAGCGCTACAGCATTGATGACGAAATCAAGATGCTGCGGATCGCCCCCAGTTACGAGACTCAAAGATGGAACGATTACGTCGAGTCTTGTCTGGAATGGGGTCGCCTGGAAAAGGCCAATTTTGGTCTATCACCAAAGACCAAGTAAGTTTGATCAGCAAAGCAACGATGCAATAAGCAATTTGTGTGCCATAAAAAAATTGGAGCCCGGCCGGATTTAGATCATAATTCGGACAGGATTTGTTTTTTCAAAAATTCCCCATTCCAATTTTGCAAAATAGTGTGTCAAAATTTGCAAAATAGTGTGTCAATTTACAGTGGTGAAGAAGGGATCGAAAATCTTTTTCTGCATCGGCTCCGGGATGCCCGGCCCGGTGTCGGTGATCGAGACACGGATATTCGACAGATCGCGCGAAGTTTTAATCGAGATGCTACCATCCTTG